AGCTCTTCTCCAGATGCGTTCTGGAACAAGCCCAGCGGGTTTGACATGACAAGGCTTCCTGATGCTGGAATCGGGAAGTCAGGGGTGAGATCAGTGGAGCCACCACTTTGCAGCTTGACAGTGCATCCAGATGTTGCAGTGATGGTTAAGTTCATCACGCGATAGGTAACACCAGTTTGCCCAGAAACCAAGGTCACGCCAGACGTTGTCTGCACGAATGCACTTTGCATGTCTGTAGTAAACAGATCATGCTGCATCGTGTACGGAGACGCAGTCGTGCCCAGACCCTTTGCCCGTACATAGGCAGAGTTACCAGCAGCGTCGAGTCCAAATAGGGCCATAATCAGATGATGAGAAACAACAGACGTTGAGATCGAACAAGGTCGCCATTAGGCAATCTGGCAAAAGCACGACTTGAGAAATCAAACCGCAGAGGTGACGCAATTGCAGTGGCTCCCTGCGAAAATGCAGACTGTCTGCCATCTGGACCGATTGTAGCCACCCTCACGCGATAAGACGAGAAGATGGTGTAAGTGTCAGAGGGAATGAGAGAATAAGTTTCGGAGACAACCCCTAAATTGTCAAAACGATTATCTTCAACATTAAAAACTTGCACTCTATAACGAGATGCTTGAGGATGATTGACTGGCGCAGACCATGCGATGAATGGATAAAACATTCTTAATGGCGAGTAGCTGCTGAATTTAGGGGCTCGCCAAGACGCTTCAACTCGTGCCATTATGTCGCCTCAATTTGAATACTTTCAGTGTCAACCCTAGGGATGCTATTTGTTGTCGCAACAGACGCCCTCTGTGTTTGGATGACAGTGTCAGAATCAATAGTGTCGTACTTGCTGGAGTTATGACTGACCGCCAAAACTGATACTGTACCGTCGTCATTTTCCTGCACTCCCACCACTCGATATCGCCTTACTTCCTCCACGCCGTCATCTTGCTTCAGTACCCACATGCCACCAATGTCTGGCTTCTTGCTAAATGCTGGGTTCACTGTTAACTGAGTGCGATTACCTGCAGTTGTAGTCACAGGGCTATTCCTCATTTTTCCATTGATCAGCAAGAACAGTTGATACGCCACTCCTGAAACGAGTGTCACCTGCCTGTCCAGGAAAATCGTGCTCTTGTCGCTGTTTTGTCCTATGAAACCAGCCGCCACTCCACCTGTTTTAGATGGGTCGCCAATCTCAATAATTTCACCCGGCAAGATAAAGAAACCTTCAGCGCTCACCTTGAATGAAACTGTTTCTGTCTCAGTGAGGTTTGTAACTAAATTCCAGCGACCAATACGCTGAGCTTGGGCTTGTGATGTGCATCCAAACGCTCTAATTTCTAGCTCTCTATGGCCAAACTTTTCAATCGCACTCTTGTCCTCAACATACTCAACCTTTGCTTTGTAGAGATCGTTGGGGTCATTCCATGACACCAAGCAAACGGTCTTGCGAGTTTTGCGCCCAGTACCTTCATAGGTGAATGGAGGCGACGTTAAATTGCCAGCATCGTCCACTTCTTGAATGACGTTTGATGGCGTAAATAGACGCACAGCATTGCCAGGTGAATCTTGCACTGGCACAATCGTGCCTTGGTGATAGTACAACATACCCCGGAATGTTGCTGCAATTGAATTCAACACTTCATAGGCTTCACCTCGATTGTTGATGTGACCATTAAATGTAAACCGCCTTTCCCTGCCGCCACGGCCATCTGGAACCGCTTCGTCGCAATATCTTCCAATGTCGTAAAGTGCAAACTTGTCAACATCAGCAGCAGAAATAAAATCTCCACACCCATACCTGTCATTTGTCAGCAAGTCATAAAAAACCCACGCTGGATTATTGCTAAAAGCAGACTTAAAACTCCCATCCCAGGTGCCAAAATATGCCCCCTTGAAGTTAGTGTCGGCGTCATCTGGATTGTAGTTAATAGGAACTCTAATCCTTTTGCCCTTGACAAGCATCGCAACCCTGGGGACAGAGCTGAATGATTCCGCGTTAAACTTCATCCCCAACACGGCAGTGTTTGGATAGATGAATTTAGACCCAATAACGCCAATGATCGCCTTGAAGTAAAAATCACTAACATCCGTTACTGATTCAGAATCGTCTGACTCACGTCTTACTGTGATCGTCCAAGGCCCAGTGCCGGACAAGGCGAATTCATGCTCTTTTTCAAACGGCCCGCGAGATTTGCCGTTGATGGTGAAATTTGAATTGAAAATATTACCCTCAGAGACGCTGTCTTTAATCTTGATTTTGTACTCAATAGATGACCCATTTACGTCGCCACTGTCGTCGTCAACACGGTACAAAGCAGCCACTCCAACCCTCACCCTCACTCTGTCCAGATCACTTCGAGACGTAGTTGCGGAGGTTTGCCCAGTAGACTTTCGCACCTGAACATTAACCGATTGTTCAATTTCAACATCATCAAACCCATTCAGAGGTTTCTGATTGTTACCGCCAACCCTTAGGTCGGCCAATTCAACACTACCTTCTTCAAAATTTTGCCCGCCACTATCCGTCTCAATTGGTGTGTCATTCAAAAACACACTTTTCCTGGGATCCTTGGCAAACCCCTCGATTTTTCCTTCACACAAAGCAACAACAACTCGCGCTTGAGAGGAGCTAAACAAGGTGTCATCAGCTTCCTCTGGAGTACGTCCTCCACCACCTCCTTCCTTGCCGCCGCCAGCGCCACTGATCTGCCGCCGCTTAAGTTCTTCTTCGCTCATGATGGCAAAATTCCAATGGCAGATGAAATGACTAGAGGGGCGCCAGCGAGATATTCACCATAAACCAATGGCACAGGAAATCCCTGTGTAGTCAATTCCGCCGCTCTGTCAAACATAAAGCTTTCCCTCTTGGAACTGTCACCGCTTGGTGTCTTCACTTGTGGTGTCAGCATGGCTCCAATACCTGAGGCAATCATGCTTAAGCCAATACCGAACATTGCAGTGCTAACGATGCCAGCGGAGCCGCCAGCAAAGGCGGCTCCCATGCCTGCCGCAACAGTACCTGCACCAAAACTCACAAACGACAAGCCCACCAAGGCCACTCCAAGGAGAATCTTGCCAGCTCCACCGCCACTGCCCGCAATCATGGGCGCAATGACCAGGCGATCACAACTCATCGTTACATGCTCGTAATCAATGCCTTCTGGTTCTTTCGTGATCAGCTTAAATCCCACGTTGTTTTCATGTGCCGTACAGAGATACTCTTTGAAGCCATCCACCTGACGAGACAATGCTGAGATAACGTCTCGTGGGTTCCGCACCAAGAATCTATATTCACGCCCAAACTTACGGCCAAGCTCCCCAAGAAGTTTGACTGTCACAAAACGTTCTTCCATGGTCACAGAAGCTTCCTATGACGTAACACTTTAGCTGTGTAGCGCCTCCAATACCTACGATAACTGGTTTCCTCTGAACGGCGGTTCACAAAGTGGTGATACAAACGGTTCCCTTCACCCTTGAAAATTCCAAAATGATTTGGCCACTTAGTTTCCATTTTCATCAGCAGAATGTCACCTTTCTGAGAAGGTTCGTCGATGTCAATAAAACCTTGCCCGGCATAATTCTCACCGAACATGTTCCAATGATCACTCAACCATTCACCGTCCTCTCCACGTTCAAAATCATCCAAGATGATTCCAAATTCTCGACGATAGAAGTCTCTTGTCAATGAGTAGCAATCATTGATGCCGTATAGCCATTCACGGCCAACGTAAGGCTGATCCCCTCTGGGATCAGCATACTTCCAATCTTTACTGTGTACGTTGTAAACCAACCACGGAATATTGGTTTGCTTGCATGCTCGAATGTCAGCAGGCGAGAAACCATCGCGATCATTTGTGTGTGAATGATAAATGCATTCAATCTCTCCTTCCGTTTCATTCACGAAAGCGTAATCTTCTGCGGCAATTGTAAAATTTTCTTGTGGCGATGGGTGAATATTCTTGCATGGCATGACCTTGCCGTTTGCAATTAGCCCGCAACCTTCCTCTGGTGCCCGCTTGTCGCAATCAGCGACAAGCTCAATCAGCAAGCTCTTCTCAATCATTAGCCTCGCGTCAAGTTAGCCCCAGGGAAGCCGCCATAAGGCAAATTGGCACTTCCAAACCTAAGCTGACAACTGGTGAGTCGCTTGCCACATACATCAAAATTCTCTCGCAAGTTTTCTTGTTGAGTGGCACTTAAGCCGTTCCAAGTGCTTTGTAATGTTGCCAACGCAGTATCAAATTCACCTTGTGCCGTAAAGTAAGCAGTCTCTGCCTCAAGGTAATCAGTTTCTCTGTCATCACAAGTACCTTGCCCTTCAGTTTCAGTGATCGACACCTCTCTCAATCCAAATGGTATGCTGGATCTGTCAACAGATTCATCCTCCTTGATATCATTATCATTAAAAGTGCGAAACTCGGAATCCTCAAACACATAAGCATCGTTTACGTTGTCGGGAAGCAGCGCAAATGTAACTGTGTTTTGAGCGTCCAATGCAAAGAAATCTGTCGTACCATTAAATGTGTATGCCTCATAGGATATAATGCTTGTTGCAGAAAGATTAGTTAGCCAAAGATTCGAAGCTATGCCAGAGGGACCACAATGATAATGGATAACTTAGTAGCAAAATTCGAACACATCGCAACTACTATTCCAGTAGT